GGCATCATATCAAAGTCGGGCAACAACTTTTGGAGTTCCTCCGATACGTTGTCAATATTATTCTTTACTATCTGGCTGACTTCATTGTCGTTCTTACCCATTTGACCTCCCCTGCATTGCCTGCTGCCTTCTGCCTATTGCCTTAGACAACACTTCCTCCGGCTGCGGGCTTTCCGCCTGACCACCCTGCGGTATTCCAGAAGATTCAGCTTTTCTAATCGCCCCTTCTTCACCCTCCATCATTGCCTGCTCAACCGCTGCCGCAGCTTCCTCGCCTTCTTTTGCCCTGACAGCCTTGATAGCTATCATTCTTTGTATTGCAGGGTGTTTACTAAGCGATTCAGCATCAAGCCTGATAGCTTCTTTAGCAGGGTTCTTTATCATTGGATTCAACTCCAATGCAGTCTGCCTTGAAATGTCTCCGCCCTGCCTGAGTTTCTGTAATATCAATGCCCTGTTAGCTGCCGCCTCCGGCGTTGTGGCATCAAATTCTACCGATACCCTGTAAGCTCCATCACAGTTTTCGGGGGATAAGGTGATAGTGCCTTTGTCTCCCCATATCGGCACTTCCTCTTTAGCGACATCACGAATAAGTATTCTCACCAGGTCGCAGGTTCTGGAATACAATGTCTGCAAACTCTCCATTGGTATGCCGAATTGCAGTCTAGCTTCCCCTATCATTAGAGCCATCGGGTATCCTGAATCTACTCCTTGTGGAGCCTCTCCCCTCAATACTTGCGGCTGCGACTTACCAAGCATGGAATTGTGCACGTCAATAGCCTGCATAATACCGGCAGGCAGGTTATTAGCTGCCCAAACCACTTTAGCGACATCGCCCTGCAAGTCCCCTGTAAAAGTTACCTGCCCAGGCTTCGGCACAAGTGGCTTACCACCCTGCTCATAATCCTCTCTATTTCCTGGTAACAGTAGCATCGGTAATGACGCAAAGGCTTCCGCCTTATCAAGGTATGCAAAGTCACGACACTGCTGCATTAGCAGGTCAATACTGTGCTGAAAGATACCAACCGCTAAACTTTCCGGTGAGTTATTGGAGTCCCTGTGTCCGAACCCTGAATACACATGGGTATAAGGCACGACATGATACGAGTTTTCCTCAACCCCATCAGTAACTGGCACACCATCAGCCATGAAACAGAGGGCTTCATTATCCCAGTATTCGGTAAATACGATAGACGCATTACTGGAGGTCTTAGGTTTCCATTTAGGCCAGACACGATGTATTTCACCTACTGTTGTTTTGTACTGTTCTATCATATAAACAGGACGGCAATCAATATGGTCTGGTGAAGGATAGCAGTTAGTAGGCTCCCTTACCAGTATCTTTAACGGCATCCTCTCCAGCATGGCTTGCGCCCTTTTGTCGGGGTCTTTTTCCGTAGCGGCAGCCCCAAGCACATTCTCATCCCACACCACTTTAAGGAAAGCCTCCCCCTTAGAGCCGACATCTTTAGCGGAGTCCCTGAGAAAGTTCACTGTCTGCTGAATATTGAAACGGAACAGCGCATCATAATACTCCTGCTGGTTCTCCGCCCTCTTGATGTAAGGGTTCTTTTCCTTAAACGGTATGACTTTAACAACAGGATTAGATAATGGCAGGTGAGCGACAAAGGTATCAACCATCTGTCTCGCAGTAGGTAGTTTGATTTTCTTAAATTCCTCATGTATCTCGACTTCATATTTTAGGTTGTACCATTGCTCGGCAATTTTCTGGTTAGTGCGCAACGCCCTGAAACGGCTCATGCCGGTGCCACTAGCCTTATCGCCCACCATTTCTCTTATTTCACGCAAACGTATCATATTAACTCCTCATTAAAACCAAATCAGTGCCACAGGTTGAACATCTAGCAGTAAACCAGAAATGCTTAAATTTTGGTGAAAGATTGGAAGGCATCCCAACCATAGCTTTGGCCATTTCATGCCTGAATGATTCGTTGATTTCTTTTTTAGGTATAAACAGAGGTTGCTCACGTTGACATCTTGAACAAAAACTTGTAATCCTAGCATTTTCTCCATCTTCTGGCTTGAACTCAAGGTATCCAGTAAAATCTCTCCCAATACTTTTAGAAAGTTCAGACAAGTCATGTTGATTTACCCAGCAATCAGTTATCATAATGTCTCTCCTAAATGTTTATAGAGCTTACGCCAATTCCCTTACGCTGCATCCCAAGCCCGTACTTGCTGACCGTTGCGTACATCCACGCTTTGGTTGCATGGTTATGTTTATCTTCCGGCTCCGATGATAATACATTGCCTTTGGTATCCATCTTCATTCTCCAGACACCGCCCTGCTCAATACCCTCCGGCGCTTTGCCAACCCCTAACTCACTGAGTAGACCTCTGCACCGGCTACTGATATGAACCTGCGGAAGTCCAGATAGAGGGTGAGGTCTGAGGAATGTCCTTAACCTGTTAATGCCGTCACTTATCGGCTTAATCTGGCGGCTATCCAACGCTAACCCACCCCAGTTTGCGTCTGAGTTGGCAGTTCTCCAAATCTGGTAATCAGGTTGTGAGCCGTGATGCTGTTTGGAGGCTACATCAATCGCCCCGCCTTTGATTAAACTGGCATAAGGCTTTCTGGCTACCATCTGAACTATCTGGTCGGTTCCCATGTGCTGTTCAAATATCTCGTCAAATACGTAAATCTCGTCTGCTATAAACTGGCAGAACTCAACGGCATATACTGATGGGAAGTAACCAGGGTCAATTCCCAAAAACACTTCCTCTTTGGGGTTAAGTCTATAATCCCCAACGTGCATTATTGACTTGAACTCCGGTAATACTACCCCCCTCGGCTTTAACGGAACGCCACCGCATCTCTCCTGAAACCTCTCCACCCCCATTGACGCTTCCATTTGCAATATCTTCGGGTCTGTCCTGCCTCCAGGATAAATAGCCAGATTGCCCCATGTCGGCATGGAGTATGAAATTCCACCGTCAATATTACCCGGGTTCTGGTACTCTTTATATTTTTCAGCGAACCAGTCTGAGCTGATTTCTAAGGTGCCAGCAAGCATCAGCCATCCGTCTTTATCGGCTATCCTCTCCAGGCATCTCAGGAATATCTCATAGTCCTGCTGACCAGGCTCGCACATGACAATGCCGTCACAAGCTCTACCCGCTATCTTGGCAGGGTACTTGGCTGACTTCGTTTCTATCCTGATATTGGGCGCAATATCCAAAGTACACTGGTCTCTGTTGGGGAAGTGGCAGTTCTTAACCAGCCCCATTGCCTCAAAGTTGCGGAGCAGATACCCAAATTCCTCACGGCACTGGTCGTAGTCCGGCCCCACCAGCCAATACAGAGAGCCAAGTCCATAATGAGTAGTGAGTTTATCGGAGGCTATCTCACTTTTCCCAGACCTGACCCCACCTGTTACCAGTTCTACCCTGTGGCTATCATATATTATCGGAGCTTGTAACGCTGACGGCTGGAACCCCCTCGTCTCCTTCCCCCCCCTCATTGTCGGTATCTGCTTCAGTATCAGGTCTATCTGCTCCCTGCTCGGCATCAGCATAAGTCTTATCCTCTTTTTCTACTGTAATCTTCGGCTGTGAAGCTAACTGCTTTAACTCCCTCATCAGGTCACTAGCCCTCTTATCCGGGCCCGCCGTTACCTTCTCTCCGGTAACTCCGTCTATATCAGCTTGCAACTTGGCGTAATCCTTGATAACAGACAAGGCTCTTAATCTCAAGCCAGGATACCTCGAGTTCTTTTCGTCATCAACTATACTGAAAGCGGTGCTTAACCCGATGGATATGAGTTTCCGGCTCTTGTTCCGGTAATATTCCATCTCCGGTATGGTCTTGGGCTTCAACTGCTCCTTGATAGACTGCACGGCAGAGAGTACCTCTTTCCTTGTCAAACCAGTTGCCGCTACTATCTCATGCTGCTCAAATCCCTTAAAGAAGTAGTTAGCGACAACAGTCCTCTTGCGAGCCGGAGTCATATTGACTACTTTCTTTTCCGCTAAAACGCCAGCCTTAGTTGGCCTGCCACTTCCAAGTCCACCCATTAAATTACCTCCATACTTATATAGTGTATTTCTTCTTCATTCGAAAGTATATCTTCCCCGCAATCGGCGTAAAGATAATCAAGGGGATGATTAGCAACGCTAACACTATCTGGAAAACGATAACTCCAGTCTGCACTAAGAAGTTCGTAATATTCAATCCTTCCCTCCCCCATCTCTCTCATCACACTAACTCCCAATTACTCTTTTAATTACCTTATAGGCAATACCAATAACGAAAAGAATCACAAGGCCACCAAACACCACACTCACTATATATGGCATCGCATAAAAGTAGAAATAAAGACTCCCGACAAAGAGAAGCCCGATGCCAATACCAATGAATGGTATTGTAAACCATGTTTTCATACTACCTCCCGGTACATTATTCCCGCTATCCTCGTCATCTTAGGCACACGCTTGGGATTAGGGTTCACCGCCACCTTCTTTAGATATTCCTCCAACGACTGCACCACCAGCACAGGAACCCCACAAGATGTTAGAATAACCGCCTTCCTATCCATCTGGTCTATCAATTCCTTTCTATCCTCTGTCGGTAATACCCCAAACTCGTAAAACGATATTTCCTTTAACCCATACACCCCTACCTCCGCCTTCGCCCATAAACGCTCCGCCTTCGCCCTGTTCACTAATTTGTGAGTCTGCTTCTTTCCCTTCGGTTGCCCCATATATGCTATCCTCCATTATGAGATTGGGTGTCTCTATTAAATTCTCTCCAGTATGTATCGGGTTGCCCATAAGGTCTGGGTTTCCAATCGCTTTTTGCTATCTCTTCCAATAGCCAGTCAAATAAAAACCTGTAATGGGTATCATGTTCGTACTCTGCTATAAAATATTTCCACTCAGCCCTGAACAGTTCTTCCCTCATGGGGTTATCGTAATACTCAAAGAACTTATCCCTTATGTCTTATAGTTTCAGCGAGTTGGGGCAGTTTATATTATTCCTGGTTGGTTCGGGCAACTTGCCCCCCACGTAGATTAGGACTTTATAAAGAGCTTTCTTTAACTTAATAACCAGTTCCCTCTTGGCGTATCTTGATAACATCCATACACTTAATGGAAGTTCACCACCTTGCACATATTCAATATTAGCCTTCATTCTCCCCCTTAAACTTTATTCGATATTGGTTTCTTTTGCGATTTCGGCCTGTGGCAATACTACGTTCTTAATATGATTAACAATCGTAGCCCTTTGTGTATCAGTAAGCGATATTGGTATGTCCTTGTTGTACCGAAATTCAGGGTACTCGCTGGCAGACACGATAATCTGGGCGGTTTCCAAGATTGTGACCTTGCCAGCAGCGTCTTTGCTTGCTTGTATTTGGATGGTTAGCTCATTAACTTCCTTAGCCATTATGCGCCTCCTATGCCAATTTTGATGTATACGTTATCCGCAATCCCAAGAACAGGGCATCACCCACCAACGTATCCGCCCCTTGTGTTGCTCTCCTGCGTACCTGGATTTTGGATATTTCGTTTGCTGAGATATGAGCAGCAGTAATTGTCCCTGCAGCAGTAATATTCAAGTCTCCAGCAGTTCCATCGGTTGTGTCAACCGCAGGACTCCAGATTTCTACAGCTGTACCCAAGTCCTCACTTTCAGCCACTCCCCGCCCATATATGGCCCAATCTACTGCCCCCTCTATTGCTGCCGCCGAAACCCAGTAGATATACGCTGACATGTTAGTGTCTGATTTCCAGTCAGCAGGGACTACAAGCGATGTAGCAATATCTTCCTGCGCATCGGCGTCAAAGGCATACACAGGGAAACCATCTGCTGCCCCCAAAGCAGGGGTGCCTGCTGCAACAACGAAGCCATTTGCCGGCAACCAAATAGTCTTTGTGCCTGAGTTCGTAGCTGTCAGAGTGCCAAGCCCTGTCATATTCTGCCCAGCGCCAGTAACCGCACCACCAAGAGTAACTGCTGGTAGTGTCCATGTTGATATTGCAGTCCACACCCCGCCTACAGCCCTAGCCCCCACTAAACCCCTTGTTACAAAATTACCTAACATTTTTATTCTCCTTTATGAAAGATAGGTGTACCTGACACCATCCCCACTTACAGTCGCATCAATGTATACATCAGCCAGGTCGTCAACTAATAGCGTCACTGAGTCCCCAGCCCATAATGCAACACCAGTCCCCGTAAGCACGGTAGCATCTACCCCACTTCCCCCAACTGCAACTAACCCAGTGTTATCTGTCTGAGCCGTGATGATGACTACTTTGGCCGTAGTAGACGCCGAAAGTACAACGTCCGTGCCTGCTGTAGTCACAGTCTTTACTCCATGCCCTATCCCCGTGACATTATGCCCTGTAGCTCCTATGTCTACTCCACTGTTCGTAGCTAGTTTTACTACCGCATACCCACTCGTATCCGATAACAATACATGCCAATCCCCACTACCATCCTCACTTTCATTTGTGCATACTACCCGTCTCGGTACACCACCAAAAAATAACTGCCCCTCGGTTACTGCCATCTTACTTTACCTCCTTACTCCTTCGGTACTCGCCCTATTCCAGCATGCCGCCTCGCATCTGCATAACACGCCGCCACTACCCTATCCCTATCCCACTCAGGATGCTCCCCAATCAACACGCCTATACACGAACTTATAGCTTCCTGTATTTCTTCCTTGCTGCTATTCCGCCTTAACTTTCCAGTCGCTAATGGCATCCCTCTACCCTCCATTAAAAACATAATCAGCCTTAATTGCTATTCCATCCTCAGGAGAATCCTAAGGGCTATTAATTAGAGGCCGGTAGAATTGTATCCTGATGCGTCATTATTAGAATGAATGACCCCGGTCATTAGTTTGCCTGGGTACGTAACCATTATCCAGCTTCTCAATATAATAAACGTTGACCTTGCCAAGTCCTCTGCGTTTCCAGCTAACCAACTTATGGTCACGCAAGGCCGCTAATGCCCTGCTAATAGTCTTACGAGTGCATCCCAGGTGTTCAGCTAGTGTATCCTGGCCCGGGAAACATTCAGCATCCTGCCAGGCATAGGATAGCAGTAAACAATACACGCACTTCTCAGTGGTGCCAATCTCAGGGTTACGTAAAATAACGTTCGGTATCTGTGAGAAGCCACCACGTAGGTTACCATCTTTAATAATGAGTGTCTTTACATCTCCCACCAAACCAGTCCCACACCTAGGGCACCAGTCATCACCACTCGACATCCCACATACGGAGCATAACCTGTATATTTTCTTTGGTTGTAACTTTGTCAGTACCATTTTTAGCCTCCACCCTGAGTATTATTAACTGTGTATTATTAGTGTAACTTTCTAACTACATCCTGATGGGACACCAGGGTTACATCATTCTCAAATTTGCCCCTTTTTTGATGCTTCCTGATGTAAACTAGACTTAATACCTTCTGCGACTATTCCCACGTATTACCCCTTTATTCCACTACCTGAATGAGAGAAAAACATAATTACACTCAATTACCCCACCACCCCTGGCTGTACCACGAAAGGATATATCCCCTATGGTGCTTCGTGCCTATTTTCGTGTTTTATGAGGATTTACTCACTGCAGGCACAAACAGGCCGGTGATGTCCGGCTCCTGAGGCCGGTGATAACTACCAGCAACCATTAAAATTCAGGGGCTTTCCTATTATGTGTCACCCTGGCAGGCATCAGCTGTACACGGCTTATATTGTTTGATTGACCCATGAGCTTTACCCACCAAGGCAGAATACCATTGCCTCTTACTTGCAAGCCACCAGATTTGGCTGTCAGTGCGTCTATATACAGGTAGGTTGCTAGTTTAACCATATGCCGATTATCTTATGCTCCGGTTCGGAAAGCACCTTAATGAGATGAATTGTAACTGGGAATCACACTGTAACTTTAGTTACATTTAAGCAGTTAAGGGAAAGTAAACGAGCTGATAGGGTATAAAGGGTAGAGGTTAAAGTAAAAGCTAAGGGGGTGGTGAGGGTGAGCGAGTCATAGATATAGTGTTACTATAAGTCAATACCACAACATGTAGTGTTTTGTCAAGTATTTACCAATAGAGTTTAAAGTTATCTGGCTGTCTTTTAAATTTATAAGGCCTGCGTCTGGAGCCTGGTGATGGAATGTATCCCGGTGGCAGTGGCGTGACCTTCACTAATCCGTTTTTATTTGAGTTAGCAATATCTTCTTGGATTATCTTGT